TCGCCAACCCCATCACCTGGATCGTCCTGGGGATTGTCGGCCTGGGGGCGGCGCTCTACCTCCTGGCATCGAACTGGGATTCGGTCTCGGGCTGGTTCATGGACCGATGGGAGGAGGTGGGAGCCGTGGTCACCGGCGCGATCGACTGGATCGGGAACGTCTGGGATAGCACGGTCGGTGCGATCGTCGCCGGCGCGGACTGGCTCAGGGACAAACTCCAGTTTATCGGGCTCCTCTTCCCGGTCACGGCTCCGATTGCCGCCATGGGACTGCTCCGCGACAACTGGGATGCCGTGACCTCCGCGATCGGCGCAGGATGGGAGCGGATGGTATCGATCGCTGCCGACTACGGCGGGCAGCTTAAGGATACGATCGGCGGCGCTCTCTCCGGCATCATCGACCTGTTCTGGCAGTATCACCCGCTCGGTATCGTCATCCGGCAGTGGGACGAGATCACCGGATACCTGGAGAGTATTGATCTCTTCGAGACTGGCAAAAACATCCTGCTGGGCCTTGTCAACGGTATCCTCGACATCCGACAGCAGGCGATCGACGCAGTCATGGGTATCGGGGAGGATATCCTCAACGCTGTCACTGGATTCTTCGGGATCTCCAGCCCCTCCAGACTCATGCAGGAGATGGGCGGCCATGTCGGCGAAGGGTTCGCGCTCGGAATTGCACAGAGTATGCCTGAGAGCATTTCTCTGCCAAACGTGATCGAGGGTCGCCCCATGCCGGTCCAGGGAGGATTTGTGACTGTGTTGACGGTACCCGCTCTCGCTGGGGATTCGTCCACTCTCATAGAGCCTGTAGTCGAAGACCTGGCAGGGAATGTAACTTACTCGTCCACTCTCATAGAGCCTGTGGTTGAAGACCTGGCAGGGAGTGTAACTTACTCGTCCACCCTCGTCGAACCGGATGTGCCGGCACTTGCCGGGACTATAGAGTATGGGGCCACGCTCCCAGGACCCGGCGTGTCCTACACCCCAACGATTGCCGAGCCGGCGATCGATACGCTTGCCGGGGTGGTCGAGTACCAGGGGGTTTTGGTAGGACTTCCTGACGTCAACGGTCTGATTGAGTTCGAGGGCCGGGAGATCGACGATACAAGGGCCCCATGGAGGCCGGATACCGACAACCTCCCAGTCTACACTCCCGAGATGGGGGAGTGGTCCGGGGATCTGGTTTACTCCCCTACGATCCATGTCACCGCCGGCTCAGGCGACCCTAATGAGATCGCGACGGTGATCGACCGCCGGCTCCGGCAGACGTTCGATAGCCACGCAGAACTCTACTTCGCCAGGCAGCGGAGGAGGGTAGCCCTATGAGCAGAGCGAAACTCACCTCGAGCCAGGGCACGGTGGAGTTCGGGGTCGTCTTTGAGGAGCGGCCGGACTATGTCACCGAAATCACCGAGTATCCGATCGAGGGGGGGAACCAGATCTCAGACCACGCCGCCCTTCGTCCCGTGACGCTGACGATCGACGGTGTGGTCGCGGGTTCGACTGCTGCCGGGATACTCGCGACCGTTCGGTTCTGGCAGGAGAACCGGCTCCTCGTCACCTACTCCGGACGTGGGACCTACCGGGACTTCGTGATCAAGGAGTTCCGGCCGACAGAGGATGTCGAGGTCGGGGACGGGTTCCGGTTTGCGATGACGCTCCAGGAGGTGCGGATCATCTCTCCGGCTACAATCCTCCGGGTGAAACGCGATCCTGCCCTTCCGGAGATCGTCACAGACCAGCAGACCGCAGCGCAGGTGCAGCCGGTCGCAGTGAAGGGTCGGGACCAACCGCAGGCAGCGCCGATGGGGCTCCCGGCAGGGATGATCGGGTCGATTGACGCACTCAAGAGCGTCTTCGGGCGCGGGCCGAAATGGTCTGATATCTGGGAGGCACTCTGATGCAGATTATCCTGATCGACAAGCAGGCAATTCCTTACAAGACTACAATCCGGCTTGCAGGCGTCTCCTATGACCTGACCTTCTACTACAACCTCCAGGCGGACCGGTTCACGGTCGATCTTGCCAGGGGTGATGATGTCCTGGTGGTCGGGGAGCCTTTAGTCTACGGCTTGCCGCTCTTCAGTGCATTCTACGACGAGCGGTTCCCCGGGAGGGCCCTGGTCCCACTCGATCCCTCTGGTCGGGCGCAGCGGGTCGGGTGGGCTGATCTCAGCGAGACTGTGTTCCTGTATGTGATCGATCCCACGGAGGGGGTCATATGAACGAGTTCTGGATCCGTGAGACTGTGGTATCCGGCTGCGGACGAGAGTTCCGCTACCCGGATTACGAGATTCAGTTCCGGGTGGACTTCGCCAAGGGGGGCGATCCGGATCTCGCGCTCCTCGAACTCTACAACCTTGCGCCGGAAACGGAGCAGGTCTTCGCGACCGGGGAGGAGATGATCCTCCGGGCCGGGTACCAGGGGGATATCGGGATCGTCATGGCCGGCGAGATTCGGCATGTCCGGGTGTTCGCTGAGGGCGCCGATCGCATCTGCGAGGTCGAGGTCCACGACACGAGCGCCGCCTACCAGGGGATGGATATTAGCGAATCCTACGTTCCCGGCACGGCAGCGTCAGGGATCCTTGAGCGCATTATTAGCATGAGTGGATTGGAGCGGGGGAAGATCCTGCTCGTCCGAGATGCAGTCTATCCGGAAGGCCGGTCGGTCGACGGAAAGATCAAGACCGTCATCGAGGAGATTGCGGAGGATTGCGGCTCCGAGGTCCACGTCACGCACGGGACGATCTACATCCTCCCGCCAGGCGGCTGGCACGACGAGGCGGTTCTCCTCTCTCCGAAGACTGGGCTGATCGGGTCGCCGAAACGGATCGAGAGCGACGACGAGAACAGTGCCTTACTCTGGGAAGCCGAGTCGCTCCTGAACTACCGTATCCGGGCCGGGACCCTGGTGCAGATCGAATCGAAGCAGGTTAATGGGCTGTTTGCGGTCGAATCAGGGTCGCATGTCAGTGACGGGAATGAGTTCAAGACCCTCATGCAGCTCGCAGAGCCGGAGGGCCTATGAGCGAGTTCCAGAAGTTCATGGATGAACACGGGAACCGGGACATCTCCCGCCTCCACACGGCGATCCTGGCTGAGATCCTGGCATATGATCCGGTGCTGATGCAGGCCGACCTGCAACCCCTGATCAGGGACCCGGAGATCGAGTATGCCCCGATCGTCCACGCGTCCGTCTCCTGTCTCCGGGCTGGGGGGTTTGTCATCCGGCCGCCGTATCAGCCGGGAGACATCGTCGTCGCGGTCGTCATCGAGCGCGGGATCGACGGGGTCTTCGCGACCGGGGAGAAGGCGGACCGGGTCGGCGCCAGGAAACACAGCCTCACCGACGCGGTAGTAGTCGGCGGGTTCACTCCCCGCCCTCGTCCGCTCCCGGAGTTGCACGGCGCCGATCTCCTTATTAGCACGGAGAACGGCGTGAACCTGATTGTCATGGATCCGGAAGGGAACATTACAGTATATTCGGAGGGTATCGTGAACATCGACGCACAGTCAATCAATCTGAACTCAGGTACAGCTGAGGAAGAGCCGGAGGAGGAATCGTAATGCCGAGAGTGGTCAGGCTCGGCGACGCCCATGCCGGGGTCTGCAGTCACGGGCTGCCGTGCTGCCCGCACATCGTCGCCGGTGTCTACGTCAGCGCTTCAGGTGACGTCTCCGTCAACGGCCGCGGGGTGGTCCGTGTTGGGGATCTGGTGGTCCACTCCTGCCCGCACTGCGGGATCGGGGTAGCGGTCGGCGGCAGCGGGACGGTCACGGCAAACGGTCGCGGGGTGCACCGGGTCGGGGACGCAGTGGTCTATCCCGGTGGCGCTGGGATCGCCATCACTGGAAGTGAGGATGTGAACGCCGGATGAAGTCTCTTTACCTTGACCCAGAATCACGCGATCTTGTGTTCGATGACCGGATGGGCCTGCAGATGGTGTCTGGCGCGGACGAGGCGGCACAACATCTCCGGCTTCTGCTCACGACGCGGATGGGGGAATGGTTCCTGAACATCCAGCACGGGCTGGACCATGGGGAAATTCTTGGCCAGAAGATGCCGGCTGCAGAGAGCCGGATCCGGGCCGCGGTCTACGACGCAGTGAAACAGGACTCGCGGGACATCCGCATCCAGTCGCTTGACATGGAGCATGAT